TGATACAAGCGGCGAACCAGTTCAATGTCCTTTCCATTCTTGTAGTAAATCTCTGTTCCGAAGTATTTACGGAACGAATGGGTTGATATGTCCTCATACCCAGGACCGAGCCAGTCACACACTTTTTTCAGATGTTTTTGTACTGCCCGGACACCGATAGGGAATATCAGATCATCGCCCTCAATACCCTCAGAGTTCGCATATTCAAGGAGAAAGTTGTAGACCTGTTCCTGAACCTTGAAACGGCGAACCTTTCCGGTCTTATGCTCAATAATATTGAAAGCGTGACCGGAGGGTGTCTTAATGAAAGAGGAACGCCGGAGAGAGAGGGTATCGCCAATACGCAACCCTACATTCGCCTCAATAACGAGGATCGTAGCAATCCTGGGATTAGGCTGTATGCAGTCTCCAATGCCCTCATATAAAGTTTTTATGATAGTCTCATACTGCTCATGCGTACAAGCTGTTGTTGTCTTTCCTGCCATTCTAATCACATCCCCTTAATCTACTGTGGCACTGCCGTAATATGTCTCAATGGTCTCATAGCCGGACACCCACTTATTGTATTTGCTTTCTAAGTCTGCATTCTGGAAATCATACCGGCGTGCGTTGTCATACCGTGCGCTCCGGCGGAGGGCGTACACACATTTGAAGCAATCCTCAATGGAATTTCCGCAGACTGTATGTACTTGCACCAGATCATCCTTATAATCACTGTGAAACCAGTTCAATATCTCATTTACTTTAACTGTAACCATATCAATCCATCCTTACTGATTTTTCATCAAACCGGCAACAACATTGTTGATCGCCGTCTCAGATACAAACCCACCTTGCAGTCTTACCGGAGTAAGAGAGCCGTTAGGAAGAAAGAGCATATCGCCATGTCCCATGAGCTTTTCGCCGCCTGCCATATCCAATGCAACCATAGAGTTTGTGACTGTGCAGACACGTAGACAGATCTTTGTAGGCATATTCGCTTTAATCAATCCAGTAACAACCTTTGCAACCGGGTACTGCGTAGCGATTACAAGGTGGATGCCACAGGCACGGGCTTTCTGTGCGATTCTTACAATATGTCCCTCAACGGATTTTCCGCCCATACTCATAAGGTCGGACAACTCATCAATGAAAACTATGTCACGTCTCATAGGAGCGTCTGCGAATTTTGTATTGTAGCTGTCAATATCGCGGCAACCGGTAGAGGCAAGGACGGAGTAGCGGCGATCCATCTCAATACAAAGGTTCTTCAATAATTCAACCGCACCATTTACCTCGGACACAACCGTACACGCCGCAAGGTTCTTGTAATACTCAAACTCTGTTGCTTTCGGATCAATGATATATAAGTGCATCTGTGCCGGGTTCTTTTTCATCAGCAGGGACAAGATGAGGTTATGCAGCACGATTGATTTACCAGATCCGGTCATACCAGAAATGAGAATGTGACAAGCCTTGGCAATGTCAATGTAATGCTTAGAACCATCAACCGCCATACCGATAGCCATTGTGAACCCATCGGAGGACTGATATTCATTATCAATGAGCATATCGCCCAGAAATACGGTTTCTGTACCAGTCGGAACCTCAATATACACATAACCATTATCAAATCTCAAAGAGGCGTTGCAGTGCAAGGCTGCCTGAAATTCCTTTTCACGTCTCAAAATGGCTTGCACCTGAGTTCCGGGAGCCGGTTCAATAACATACTGCGTAAGGCGTGGTCCCTGGTTGATCTTCGTGAGGGTGGAGCGGAGGCGGAAAGAGTTCAATACACTCAATGTGGTTTCGGCCTCTTGTCTTACTCCATGAGATCCCCATGAGGTATGATAAGTCATATTGCCCTCAACGGTAGGGAAGATATACGGCTTTGTAAGTTCATACGCCGGAGCGGTGGCGGCGGTCTGTCTCTCTGCGGACTCTTTCAGTCCTGCGTTGAGAAGTGCGCGGGCCTCACTGTGTTTTCTATTTGCGGTCAATGCTTCCATACAGTTGATAAATACACTTTTCTTTCTCATGGTTCTCAATCCTTTCTTTACCGGATGCCGGTATTACACAATTTGCTGTTCAATCGCTGCAACTCTTTCATGTAAGAGTCAATAGCGTCCTGCGATTTTGTATCACACACAAGGCGTTTTGCCTGTCCTGCGTTCTCGATCATTGTCAAGATTCCATCACTTAACAAGGTCAATTCTCTATCGTTAAAGCTCATTACTACGTTACCCATTTGCGTTACCTCCATATTACAATCTGTTACATGATGTTACAATGTAACGAAATCAAGCCAAAATACCCTCAATCAGTCGGCGGTTTCCGGGTGTAACCTCTCCGCCGTAGTTGGAAACGGTTAGAATCAGGTCAATAGCCGTTCTCAATCCTCGAAGCTCGGCAGATACCCGGCTGCGCTCATTGTGGTAATTCTTCAACGCCTCACGCTGAATAGGAAGCTCAATAGAAAGTTCAAAGCGTGTGCGGCGTGGTGTGGATGGGTTGTTATAGGTGCGATCCATTGCATCAATGGCAGCCATGCGGCGATCCTCTTCAATGCTCATGCGCTTTTCTGTTGCTTCAAGGCTTGACACCTTGGCCTGCAGTAACTCAAAACTGCTCATACCGTTCTCAATTCTCAATGCTGTATTATTCATGGTTTCTTATCCTCCTAAACTCAATATGTTATGCTGTGACTACTTCATAATTTGCCGGAATCCTGGTTGCTGGCATATAACGGCCGGATGATTGACAGAACCAGAAATGGCGTTTGAACTGATACGCCGCGGCGTGCTTCAATAGTTCGATGCTTTCCCCAGTGTGGAGAGTAAAGCGGATCACTGCGCCGACAGGCAAATTTTTCAATGCGTGCGGATCTTTCTTTGCTTCAATGTTCTTTCTGCATCTCTCGCGCCAGTTATTGGCATATTCTGAATCGGTAGGGGAGAGAAGAGAGAGAATAGAAGCCGGGCAATGATCTTCGCATGGTCCAGAGCTTTCTCCCATCGTCTTAACTCCAAAGTTGAAATAATCCCGGCTGTTTGTGTGCGTCAATGCAACGGCGGCGGTTGTCTCTGCCTCTCCGGTGCTCAATACGGTTATTTTAACAGCGGCGTAATATGTACCGCCTACCATTGCAGATCGTACAACCTCGGCTTTTCTGGTGTCGTTCTGCCAGGTGTAAAGCTCGTCAATCTCTGCTTTACGGTCAATAGCTCCGGTTCTGGTGTAGTGTGTTGCGTGTGTATAATCCCATCCCATAATATAAAGGCCTCCTTAATCCTGCACCGGCTCACATTGTAAGCGGTGGTTTTTGCTGAATGTTATCAATATATGTTTTGTGTGGTTTCTCTGTTTGAAGTCCTCAAAGAACTTTATCAATGTATCATACTTGTAATAGTGCAAGCCTATTTCTGAATACTCAATATAGCGGCTATCTGTTATATAGATTCCCTGATTGCTTCCGTATTTCTTGAAAAACTGCATCTTCTCTATGTACTCATCAATATTTACGGTTTGCCCCTCTTGCAGATGTTCCAATACTGCGGAGCGGTTCAGATATTTATAAGCCATCCTAAAGCCTCCGATCTCTCAATATATCCGGCGGAGCCGGGGCGGATGATCCGCCGCCGTCCGTCTATGCCTGCCATACTCCGCAATATTTACAAGTGCTATTAGGTGCTTCGGGTTCTCCGAAGATAAACAGGCGGATTTGGTCTTGCATGGTGTCCGGGATAAGCCGCGCCCACTGTGTAGCGTTCCGCCACCGGTTCACGGCTCTAGCTGCAATATAAAGCCGGTCGCGCGTCTCTGTGTCCATCTGAAAAACATCGGTCAATGTGTCAACGGCGTTCTGCTCTCTGTCGTGAACCTCTCGCGCATAATTAACATGATTTTTCCGGGCTGTGATTTCCTCAAACGGTCCACGGTATAAGGTTTTAGAGCTATAACAATATTCGTTGTAAGCCTTATTTTCTGCGGTTACTGCGTCAATAAGTCTTTCAATGTCAATTTTCATATTATGCAGCTCCTTTCTTTTTCGGCTCCATCTTGGAGAGTTTCACAATGTCATAAAATGGGATAGAGGAACGGGAACCGCGGAACGTGTCGCGGATGTCCTCAATGTAGTTATAACGGGCTTTTAAGTTCTCAATATCTGCGGTTACTTCCTCATATTCTGCCGGGGTCAAGTCGTGCAAATGGCAATGATCCCACTTTTCAAAGAAGCGGCGAGCCGGTGAGAACTTCGGCAGCAGATCCCGCTGAGCCTGTCCGCATCTGGTATAATCTCGCTTACTTCTGCAGAACTCATTCGCAGAGGTTGAGAAGTACGGCGCGGAGTTTGTACCGAGGGTGTAAAACTCCACTTCAAAAGTGATCAATTTTGAAATCTGGAAAACATACATAAATTCTTTCATAACTTTATACAACCTCCTTTGCTGCTTCTCTTGCACCCCATTTTGTAGCGTGTTCCTGGAACTCTCCGACCGTCTCAACGTGGAGAAAGTCAGGAGAGAAACGGCGCACGGTGTAAGCTCTGCGGCTGCCGTCAAAATTGTTTTCACTGGTAACAAAACAGCGGTTTTTATACAAAGCGGATTCTATACGAGATCCCCAATATTTGAAAGTTTCACGATCGAAAAAGTGGCCTTTTCCGGTTCTATAAATGGCTTTTGCCTCTGCTAATGTAATCATATATATAAGCCTCCTATATTTTGAGAGGGAGCGCCCCGGAGGGCGCGCGCCTCGTTTCTGTCGGTTTAGTAGTTTTCAAAATGTGCCTGCAGTGTTTCGATCTCGTCAGCCGTGAAAAGTCTTTCAATAGCTTTCTTTGTTCTCTTGCAAGCCCTAAAAGCCTTTAATCCTTTTCGGATCTGATCCGCTCCGCCGTCAATATATCCGAACTCTTCCAGAAAGTCGGCTTCATCTGCACAACTCTCTACACAAGAGGAATCAGACAAAAGACAATATAAACAATCTTTTTTCTCCGGTTCATGGGTTGCGGATGGGTTACACTGATAATCAAAAGTATAACGGCGGTTATTTGCTGGGTTGATAATGCGGCATTTATAGAGAACGTGGGACGGTGTAAAAAGGTCCTTTTGTTCGTCTGCCTCTTCAAATGTGAATTTTAAAGAATCAATAATCTTTTCTGCTGTCATGGTCTTTCCCTCTCTTTTTTGTTGTTCCATCCGGGAAAGCCTGTTATAATAGGAGACAAGCCCCGGAGGGGTGGCGGCGGTCCGTGTCGCTTGGTAGGTGTAGCGGATCGCCCTTTTATTTGGTTCAACGGTCGTTTTCGTCAGACTTGCAGACGGCGGCTTTCGGGGGTTCGCCCGTCCTATTCCCTTTTATGCTGCGTGTATATAGGTAACTCGTTCCAGCCATCGCCCCGACTCAATAGTTCCGGAGCGGTTCCCGCTTTCCCCTGGGAGCGTCGGGGGCGTTAATCATTGTTAGAGTGCTAACTGCTTTCACTCGATGCCGGGCCGGTTTTATACCGCTTTCCCGATCTCGTGCGGTTCTGAAAGTTTCAAAGTGCTTTCATACTTCCAATAACTTAATTATCTTTTTTATATGTGCGGTGTGAATTGGTACACCCTAGCACAGGTTTACAATTTTCCTTTTGCCTGATATATGCACTCATTACCACAGGGGCAGCCCTCACAGGAGATACAAGCCGGAGGCGGTGGGGCGTGTGTTTCGGTCTCGTCTTAATAAGTGCCGCGCCGCCGTTGCCTTGGTCCGGGTTGGTTCCCTTGGTCCGGTCTGCGGTGCGTTGTTCTTTTGGGGTACACCGTGCGCCCTTGCCTGCGCTTGTTTGTTTTGTTGAACGTCCGGCGGTTCGTTGTTGTCCGTTGTGGTTCGTTCTTTATGTTTGTATTGTAAAGCGTATTCTTTACAAAGTCAAGCGGAAAATTTACAAATTATTGCGGTTTGTGAAATATGTATAGCCGACTAAACAAAATAAGGGCGGTTTGTTGTGTAAATTGTACACTTTACAAAGTGCAAGAAAACCCCGGCGCAGTGTTTACCGTGTAAACGGCAGACTTGACAGGCGGCGCAGATTCCTATATATTAAAGGGGTACAGAGAGAAAGGAGGGCGGAGCCGGTGCGGTTGAGTTTTGGCGAAAAAATGCGCGTTATGATGAAACGGCGCGGGGTATCGGTGCAAGAGGTGGCGGATCGTCTGGGCGTGTCCCGGCAGAACGTAAACCAGAGACTAAACGCCGATAAATTCACGCTTGAAGATATGGAGAAATACGCCGCCGCCATTGGTTGCGGTATAGAGATAGAAATAACAGAGCCGCCGGAGGGCGGAGCAGATCCACATATAAATAAATAAGGATAGCCGAAAAAGTAGAACGTAGGGCACAGAGAGAAGCACAAGAAAGCTTTTCCCGGTGTCCTTTTTATTTTGCCCATGTGAGAACGTAGGACCGCCACAGAGGGCACAGAGGAAAGGAGGGCGCAGAGATGGCAACAGAGAAGAAAGAAACGGCACAGAGAGACGCGCAAGGCGTGAGAAAGCAGAGCTATAAACGTTTTAAGGAGGGGCGCGACTACGAACCCACGGACGCAGAAACAACGGCGGCTTTGTGTGATGCCTTTTTAACTGGATTCTTACAGACAGAGGAAACGCCGGAGGGCGGAGAGGTACAGAACAAAGGGGGACGCCCTAGAAAGTTGGAAACGGTAGAAGAGTTTACAGAGGTAGCGGAAAAGTACATTTTATATATTAAGGATAGAGCGGCGGAGGGTGTGCGCTTGGTGCCTGATGTAGAGGGCTTTTGTAGTTTTGCCGGGATTTCTAGGGAAACGCTTAATAATTGGGAAACAGCCCGCCCGGGTGCGTATTCTGACACAATAAAAAGACTGAAAACAAGTATAGCAGCATTTAAGAAACAACTCGCCTTTGCTGGCAAGATCCCGCCGATCGTATTCGCTACGGATATGAACAACAACCACGGATATACACAGGCGGCGCAAAAGATAGATCTAAACGTTGGAAAACAGGCGGCAGAACTACCAACAGCGGCAGAGATTGCGCAGCGTTTACCGGTGGAAATGAGCGGAAAAGATCCGGCGGACACGGACACAGATATAAATATATAGTATTTATGCGGTTTTGCGGTTCGTTTTCTTTTACTTTTACGAACTCCGGCACGTTTCCGGCGGTTCTGGTGTAGCGTTCCGGGGACAGGTCCGGCAGCTTATACCCTGGGGCGGGGGTGTAGGGCGGAGCGGATCAGGGGCAACTCACCCCTCTGAGTTCCCAAAAAATTAAAAAGCCACAAACCACCCCAATCGTAAAATGGCAAAGAACCCTATTACCGTAAACCACCCAATTTACAATGTAAGTACAGATACGGCATCCAGATAACAGATGGAAAGTGAAAGGTTTACAAAACCCCAAAATCCAAAATCAGCGGATGCCTACCGGCATAGAAAGAGAGAAATATGGAACAGAACAAAGAAACAGTAACACAGAATGAGCAGAGAGAGGCGGAAGTATGCAGAGAGAAGAAACAGACCGCATGGGACAAATGGAAAGAGGACACGCTGCGGAAGTTCAACCGGACTGCATGACAGAGGCGTACACCGAGGGGATTTCAGAAACACATATTAAGACCAATGCAACGGTATTCCACATATACCAGATGATAGAGTTCGGAAAACTTACCAAAGAAGAGGGATTGTATCTCATGGTAAATACGCTTGCAGATGAGAACCATCGTCTGAATCAAATGTGTAATGACCTCATAATGAGGATGCCGTCACGTCTGCTCGTAGAAACGATAACAGGCGAAAAATAAAAATCGGCGGAGGCTTACGCCTCATAAGGAGAAAACATGAAACCGAAAAATTCCCCAAAAAATAAAAAGAGGTCATGGTTCACATGGATTGCAAACAGAATATCAGACTTTCTTCCGCGTGAGCATGAATGGGAGGTTTTGGAAGTTGTAAGCCAGTCATACGATTACAGCGGATTTAAGTATGTGATGTGCCGATGCGGATGCAAGAAATGTGGCGCGATAGAATTTAGGAGGTATTTGGCATGATGAAACCAGTAGAAATCCAGAAGAGCTTTTCAGAGTGCAAAATGTGTAATGATATTGCTGATATGTGCAACCAGATACCGGATTGTTCAAGGTGTAATAGAGATACCGGAGAATGGATAGATACCGTTTCTTCGATGTTTGGGACTAAGGCAATCGTTCAAATGAAAGACGGTTCTGTGAAAGAGTTTCCAATCAGCAGAATTAAGGTAATCACAAAAAGAATGGAGAAATAGTCGTGAGAATCATTGATGAAATAGGCAAAGCTGCAATGCTTGAACAGCTTGCGGAGGAATGTACTGAGCTTGCAAAAGCAGCTCTCAAAATGGCAAGAATCATCAGAAATGAAAACCAAACACCGGTAACGGAGGAAGAGGCTATTGCAAACATCAGAGAAGAGTATACGGATGTTGTGCAGTGCGCCGGAGAACTCTCACTAACCGTAGATGATGAACAGATGATGCGTAAGCATGAGCGATGGGAAAAGAGAGTGAGGGAGAAAGTATGAACTTCCTACCATTCAGACATTGCATAAGGGAACCGCATGGTTCAGCAGTGAAATTTGAAATACTGGCAGCTACATCGAATGAGTTTCAGGTACGTTACCCGGATTACGATTACATCAAAATGGGAGCCGGCCCGTCAGTGCTGTACAACAGAGAACAATTACTGTGTTTCCTACTGGCGTATGACAAAGCGGAGTGCCTTGAATTTATGGAAAAACTGTATCATCACATGGGGTGGCCTGCAGAAAAGCTGCATGAGAATCCGGCGTTTGCCGAAGTGATAAAGGAGAAAGAGACATGATAGCACGTTTCTTACAGGATATTGTCGTAAACGACATTGAGAAGAATATGGAAATGACCATTGACAAGGGGGAAGAACTATTTGCCATCGACAGAGGAACCCATTATGAACTGAGAAAGGCTGACGGATGGGGAACTATGGCTCCGAAAGAGTGCGAGGGAACATATTATGAGATCATCAAAGAATAAAAATCCGTGTTTTGATTGCCTTGCATCAGAAAAAGAAAATGAGGAAGTATGCAAGACCATACGGGCGATACTGAATAAGCACAATAGCGTACAAGTGGATCTGAATGATCCGGTCAGCATAGGAACATTAACCATAGGGGATTGCACATATAATGTTTATCTTGGAAACACAACACTGAATAAATTGCGGTGTCTGCCGGATAAGGATGTGTATAAACGTGTATTCACACTGATAGAGGCATAGGAGGAATATTGATGGAAAATGAGACCAGACCACAGCTCTTTATCATGGATGAACGTCTCGGAGATCCCATACCGCTTGCGGAAATTAAGGAAATATCTGAGCCTACACTGGATGAAGAGTATGATATGCCGGATATTTCACATCTGAAAGATGGTTTTGAAATACCTTTTGAAGTGAAAATGAAGAAATCTGCCATAAATAAGCTGTTTCGCCCATGTTTTGGCAGAGAACCTTACAGAAATCTCGAAAAATGCGCCAAGTGCATACTGAAAGAGGACTGCGTGGTAGCGAAAATCGAGAACAATTTCAACATGAGATTAAGGGCATACCGCCCTTGATAATAAATTACAAGGAGGACACCAATGGAAGAGAAAGAAAAGAAACCGTGGAGACCGCCGGAAGCGGCACATTTACCAGATCCGATAGCGTTTGCTATGCAGGGTTTTGAACGTTTTGGATTACCGAAAGAACGGCTGATACCGCCATTACAAACATTTGACAGAGTGATGCAACACTCGGCATTTACCGAAAACCGATGGTGGGAAAATGCAAGACAGGTAACGGCAGCATCATCGGCAGAACAGTGTCGGAGAGTGAGCATCGAAAGAGCACGCTGTCTCGGAGAACCATGGCCGGATTTTGATGATATACCGGTTGCGAGTATCACAGAGGATTTTTCACAGAAATGCCAAAATGCCACAATCGGATTGTTAAGAGATCAGGTTATAGCATCATGCGCTATTCCGGGAGAAACATTATTTGGAGACATTTTTAACCAGTTAGGTGTTAAGGAGGACAATATGGATAGAAGTTTAGCGGACAAAAAATTTAAGAGAGTAACTATCGAGTGCGAGGACGGCACGACTTACGCAGGAAAGATCAATCATGTATGCGGTAGTCCGTATCGTTGGAACAAACTGTGTGTAGAAGCAATGGTTGAGGACAAGCCTATTGGAGCATATGGTATCGAGAAAGTCCTGTTCCAGAATCCGGCAACAATCGTATTTTGGTCTGACGGCACAAAGACAGTTGTAAACTGCATGGATAACGTGGAAATCAAGAAAAAGGTTGTTGATGGCAAGGAAGTAACCATTCGCAAGCCTAAAAAGGCTGATACCTATTCCAAGGAAAACGGTCTGGCTATGGCTATCGTGAAGAAATGGGCTGGCAACAACGGAAATTACAACAACATCTTCCGTGAGTTCATTCCTGAGATGGCACAGGCTGAAAAAGAGGCAAAGAAAGCTGCCAAGAAAGCTAAAAAGGCACAGAAATCGGAGGAATAACCAATGACGCTGAGGGAATTTGCCAAGGGATATGACGGAAACATCATGCTGAAAGCCTTTGAGAATGAGAAATCAACGGCTCCGACAGCAATTATGATGACTCAGATTACAGATTCTATCAAGGATGAGGTTCTTGACAAGGAAGTATACAGCTACACAATGGTCTGCGCTTCATTGTTTGAACGGTATCTGAGAGTGAATTTTGAAGCTGTGCCGGAGATCCCAGATGAAACGGAGGGAACTGAATGAGAAAGATATTTTTTGACACAGAGTTTACCGGCCTGCATCAGAACACAACGCTCGTAAGCATCGGACTGGTTTCTGATGAGGGCGAAAGGTTTTATGCGGAACTGACCGATTATGATGAGACGCAGTGCGATGATTGGATTACCAAAAATGTTCTGGATCATCTGCTCCTAAGTGGCAACACGGAGCTGGAAAAGGAACTGGAAGAGGATGAGCTTACGACAAGAGTGATCGGCAACAGGGACGATGTGAGAACAGAATTGCTTAATTGGCTTGATGGTTTCGGAGATGATATTCAGTTTGTATCTGATGTGTGCCATTACGATATGGTTTTATTATGCGAACTGATTGCAGACGGAGCCATGTTGCTGCCGGAGTACATCAATCCGTTTTGCCATGATCTCTGCCAAGATATTTCAATGATCCTGGATATTTCAGAAAAGGCAGCTTTTGACATTTCGAGAGAACAGCTCCTTACAGACAGAGGAATTGATTTACCGAAAGGTCAAAAACACAATGCACTCTACGATGCGGAAGTTATCAAGGCAATCCACGAGGACTTTTTCTCCGTGGGGGGGGGTAAAACAGGGAGGTAAGAATGGATAAGGGACAAATCTTAATGGATTACCGCTTGGCGAAGAACCATAAGAGACAGATACCCATTCTTGCGGACTTAAATGCGTGCGACACGCAGACGATAGTAGAAATTCTGGAAGAGGGCGGCTACAAGCGCATGTTCAATACGAATGGTGTGGATATTTCCGTGAAGAAAACAGAGATTGAGCAAAAGTATTCTTCCGGGGAATCCATAGCTGCCCTTGCAATGGTGTATCACATTTCAAAGAAACAGATTAAGGTACTTCTCGGAGTAGAAGAGACGGAGGAAAAGGGAACCATGTCTGAGCAGGAAATGATAAAGAAACTCGGAGAACTTACGAGCGAGGTTGAAAAACTGAAAGCAAACAAGAAATCTCTGGAAGAAAGAAATGCGAAAGTAGAAAAAGAGAATGATAATCTGAGGAAACAGATTGAACAGCTTGAAAGTTTCAATGCAGAGCTGGATGCCACAGTCAAGGAACAGACTGAAATGCTGAATGGTGGAAAATTATATGAGGATTATCAGGAAGTTTGCATTAAGAACAGCAAGCTCAACGCAACGGTTGATGTTCTGGTAGAGAAAATCAGTATGTTAAAGGCGGTGGGATGTCATGGATAATGGAATGGAACTCAGAGTGAAAGATTATTGTGCTTTCTGCCCTGATTTTGAGGCTGACGTTGATAAGGTTGATATTACTGTATTGGCGGATCAGACCCAAAAGGTATTAACCACAATCAGATGTGAACACGCCGAAAAGTGCGAAAGAATATACGGAAGAATACAGGAGGGCAGAACCAATGAAACAACGGTGGTACAAAGTAGTGTTTGAAACCATTGAGAGAAAACCAATCCGCAGAACTGTTACCGTATGTAGCACGGACAGTGTTCATGCGTCTGCTCTGGTATATCAGCAGTTCGGTAGAAAGAAAATCAAGGTAAAATCTGCCAAGAAAGTAAAGGAGAGCGAATGATGGATAATTTGAACTTGAAACCGAAGTCCCCGGATGAAGTAAAAACCATGATGTGGACTGGGGAAAATCAGCGTGAAATGTTCGATCTGCTTACTTGCGGTAAGAAAATTGATGATTATATGACTGCCAGCGGAGAGAACTTTTTCATAGACCATAACACCGTAAAAGGTGGGCTGGTACTCGTTGCCAACGTAGGAAATCAGTGCGGATGCGAAATACCGGTAAAGATAGGGGATTATGTGTGCGGCCGCAGATATGGAGATAAATGGTGCTTTTCCGTTGCGGACGGTACGGCTTTCGAGAACAATACTTGTGGAACTCTTGAAAAGAGAGATGGGAAAGAAAAACCGATAGACGTATTCAAAAACCAGAAGCAGTTAGAAGAGTGCCTGAGAGAGTGGCAACACAGATTATTCCTTGATGGGTGGTTGATACTGGCACACGTTGAGGATAAGATTATGAACCCTGACGGAGAAGAGGTAATTGACGCTGCTGGATATAACACATTCATATTTGAATCCAGTCAGGCAAACATCCAGTTACTCAGCGATGAAACTTACAAAGAGAACAATACACTGTTCAAACACTGTATGGAAAAGGAACTTGTGCATGAACTTTTACATTGCAAGTATGACTGGATGGGATGCCAGGGTGGAACCTATGAGGGTGTGTATCTGGACGCAACCGAACACCAGAAGTTAGAGGAAATGGCAAAGAGTCTTATCATGGCAAAGTATGGTGTCGGTTATGATTACTTCATGTGAGGTGCAATATGACAACAGTGGTGGTCTATAAGACCGATACAAAAGAAGTTCTGGCAGCTATTCCGATGGACGGCGGAGATGCCGTCTGCCGGAATGATGTGGAATTTCAGATTTACAACGGAACAGAGCCAATATTCACGGAAACTCCCGGAGGAATCGTATTGGCAGAAAACAAATTTATGATAAAGATGGAGGGCAACAACAATGAAAAATAAAGGAACATGGATTATTGTCGGCATCGTAGCCGCATTTGTATTACTGATAGCAGGAATTTTCGTAAGTACCAACAACAGAGCGGTTTCGTTGGAGGAACAGGTCTTTACGGCTGACTCTGATATTCAGGCACAGGAGAAACGCAGAACGGATCTCATCTACAATCTGGCAGATTGCGTCAAGGAGTACGATAAGCATGAGGCAGAGACTCTTCTTAATGTCGTGGAAGCAAGAGGAAACAATGGCAGCACCACGGATATTGAGAATGTGACAACTTCCATAGCTGCGGTTGCCGAAGCATACCCGGAATTAAAATCCAATGAGAATTACAAGGAACTGATGAATGAACTTTCAACCACAGAGAATATGATCCTGCAGTACCGCACTGCCTACAATAATGAGGTAAGGGCGTATAAGAAATATGTGCGTAAATTCCCTCATAAGCAGATTTTGGGAATTATGGGATATGAGGTTATCAATTACGACTATCTGGAATACAGCGAAGAGGACAGACAGCCGGTAAGCAATCTGTTTGGAGAATAAGCCTATGAGAAAAGGGAGTAAGATAATCTACTCCGGCAACGGTTGGGATATGACGGTGCGTGAACTGATGTTTAGCATCGTCATTATCCTTATCATGCTTATGGGCGGATTTTTCATTAGTGAAAAGATAGCTTCACACAATGACGAACAGAATCAGGAATACTATCAAGCCATGCAGATTGATGGAAATGCGGAGCTGTTTCAGTACGGTATGAGAACTGATGCAGGAAATGCGTTCGTGAAAGGAAATCTGGTGGCAGTAGATCCTGTTACAGATCCGGGAATAGATGGAGTACCAGCTGCCTACATAAAGGTTGAGGAACAACACTACAACCGACATACGAGACAGGTGGCACATACACGGACGGTAAATGGGAAAACGCAGACTTATTACACCACGGAGGTATATTATTCGTGGGATTACTACGATAGTTGGGAAAGCCATAGTCAAACGGTGTCATTCCTTGGTGTGGAGTTTCCGTATGGAAAAATCCAGATGCCAGGGTCTTACCTGTATGACACGATTAAGCAATCGTCCCATGTGAGGTATTTGTACTATGTTATCAACACGGAATACAGCGGAGTTATCTATGCCAGTCTCAAAGATAATACCATAGAGGACGGAACACCGTTCATTCAGGCAGATACGATAGATGAAGCGGTGGACTATATGGTTTCAAACGGAACTGCCGGGTTGGTAATTTTCTGGGTTGTATGGGTAATTTTGATTGGAGCAGCCGTGTTTGGATTCTGCTATTTTGATAATAAGTGGTTGGAGGATTAGAGATGTATATTGTAGACCAGGATCGTAGCAACGTAGTGAACATCGGCAACGTTAAAAGCATTGCACTCAGCGGAAAAAGAATTACCGCCGATGATTACACACTTGCGGCTTACGATACAGAACAGAGAGGGAAAGAAGTATTTGAACAGTTACTTGGGAATGCTTTTCCTCCTGATATGATAGTAGCCAAGAATTGCAACATATCTGAGGATGCCGTAAAGGACCTAGCAATGGATCATAGCATTATCATGGTTCGTGGCAACGGACAGGCGGATGTTACAGCGTATAGCTGCGGAGTTTATTATATGCCGGAGGAATAAAAGAATGGTAGATGTTATTTTAGCAATCATTTGGATTGCAATATTGGTACTTTACATTGTTGTTGGTTGGAAAGATGCAAAGTCCAACAATGAAGTGAAGAAAGAAATTACACAGATGAATGAGCTGCTGTTGGAACAGAACTCTCAGCTCAAAGAACAGAATAAGCATCTCAATATGGTTATCCTGAGTGTTTGCAGCAAGAGTGTACGAGATAGAAAAGAACAGGAGGAAAAACGTGAAAAAGCAACGGAAAGAGATACGTCTGAAAAGGAAACGCCTGAAAGCAGCATATAACACAATCTTAGAAGAAAACCGCCGATTAAAAGGTTGGCAATCGGTGTATGGCAGAAAAGAGATTAGAACATTTGGAGAACGCAAAATAGTCACAATATTTGAAGCAGGAAGCGACAGTATGGGAGAAATCATAAAAGACAGAATGGCAGTTGAAATTGGTAGAGCACTTAAAGAAAATGGTGCAATTCAGTTTGAAACATACGATGATCCTATGAAATGTGGAATTATTGTGGATGCGAAAATAAAAATCGTTATGCCGTAGGTATATTACAGAGCCGTGTAGAGCCGTGAGAAAGGATGAATTTTCATGGCTCAACACGAACTATCGAATAAAGAGATTATCGTAAGGCTTCTGAAAAGCGATCTGAGCGACTATGACAATCTTCTGTCCTTGCTTGGAATGGCAAATGAGGTTATCCGGGAAGATAAAGAACTTTCACGAAAACTGGCGAATAAGGTCAGGTTCCTTGCACTGAGACTATGCGCGACAGGAGATATTAAATATTACGATTTGTACAATAAGGCTCTTTTGTTCTTGGCACAGGAACATAAGGATTTTGACTCTTATCTGCTTTATGTGGAAAAGAACAGAGATCCCGAGGACAGATACTATCAGCCACGAAGAAATAAGATTTATTGGCTTGTACAGAAGATGCAGAGGCTCATTGATGATGAGTTGGATATCCTGTCAATATCAATGCCTCCTGGCACCGGCAAGACCACACTGGGAGAGTTTTTTATATCGTTTGTAATGGGGCATTACCCAAACACACCAAACCTTATGTCCTCCCATTCTGGTTTTATGACGAGAATGTTCTATGATGCCGTTCTCAACATAATTACCAGTAATGAATATTGTTGGAGCGATGTGTTCCCGGACATTGTATTTGAGGGAAACAACGCAAAAGAAGAGACAATAAACCTTGGAAGATGGCAGCCGTTTAAGACACTGACCTGCAGACCAATCAGAGGTTCCCTTACCGGTGTTACCCGTTGCGAGGGATTTCTGTATGTGGATGATTTGGTTTCCGGTATCGAAGAGGCTTTGTCTATTGATCGTCTGGATAAGCTGTACGGAGAGTACACCACAGACCTTAAATCTCGTAAAAAGAAGAAAGCAAAAGAGATCCACATTGCAACCAGGTGGAGTGTGCATGATGTTATTGGCCGGCTTGAAAGAATGTACGAGGGAAATCCGAGGGCAGAGTTCATTGCTGTTCCAGACATTGATCCTCAGACCGGAAAAAGCAATTTTGATTACGATTACGATGTTGGATTTGATGAGAAATACTTCCACGATATGGAAATGTCGATGGATGATGTTTCATATCGCTGCCTGTATAAAAGTGATCCGATTGAGAGAGAGGGTATTCTGTATCATCCAACAGAATTACAGAGATATATCGGAGGACTGCCGGATAGAGAACCGGATTCTATATTGGCAATCTGCGATACCAAGGACACCGGTACAGACTACAACTTCCTCGGAGTTTTCTATCAGTACGGAGACAGATACTATCTGGAAGATCTGGTATTCAAGAACATCGACCCTGGAACCTTGGACGAACTCAACTCAGATATGCTTGTTAAGCATCATGTACAGCAGGCACAGTTCGAGAGCAACAAAGAGGGTAGCAGAACCGCAAATGAAGTTGAGAGACTTGTTAAAGCCAAAGGCGGCAGATGCCATATTACGAAGAAATACACTACTCAGAACAAAGAGACCAAGATCATCGTCAATTCTTCATGGGTTAAGGAACACGTCATATTCAAGGATATTACAGAATATGAGCCAAAGAGTGATTACGGTGTGATGATGTCATTCCTTTGCAGTTATACACAGCTCGGAAAGAATAAACATGATGATGCGCCGGACACTCTGGCAATGTTCGCCCAGTTTGTAGATGCTCTTCTTGGCGGAGAGGGACAGGTAGTGAAGAGAAGCGACTTAGGAATATAGAAAGGGATAGCATGGGACAATATAGTTTCGCCACCAACTTAAAAAAAGAAAGAACGAATAGGGGAATTACACAACACGAACTTGCAACGGGCGTTCATGTGGCGCAGAATACCGTGAGCGATTGGGAACAATGCAAAAGTTATCCGTCAATCGACAAGATATACGATATAGCAAATTTTCTCAAAATCCCTGTAAGCAAGTTGATTTCTGATGTTCAGAAAAATGGCTGTAAAGCCGACTGCACACAGAAAAACAAATTTTTTTGAAAATTTTGTTTATTCCACTTGACAAAGAAAGTTTAGTACGCTATACTACGACCATACCAAGTGACACGGATATAAGTTAAGCGGAGTGAACACAAGGTATTTGGCATTAAAGTTTCTCCTAACCATTACGGCACAGCAACAGTGCCGTAATATGGGAAGTAAGCTAACTCGGTAGAAGCGATGGACTGAAAATCCATAGGAGTTGGTTCGACACCAACACTTCCCACTTAGGAATTGTTGTTCCCCGACAGCAATCCCACATCGGAGGGTTCACACTTATGATGGACCTCCGAAACCTCACATGGAATCTCACAAAGTGTGAGGTATGGACCATTAGCTCAGTTGGTTAGAGCATCCGGCTCATAACCGGACGGTCTGGGGTTCGAGTCCCTGATGGTCCACGCATGGCAATCCGGCACGAAACTATAAATATAGCCATGGCAGTGAAGCTACGCCAAGATACACCGGAGGAAGTAAGGCGGCTGAGTGCGGCGGTGCAGCGCAGAAACGGTATGACTACCGCATGACCGTGACGGCTACCAGAGGTAGCAGACAAGAGAGGATGCAAAAAGATGTATATTCCTGAATTTTGGTGCGGTGTTGCCGCAACGATAATCACAGAAGTAATAATTGCAATCGCATATTCCATATATGCAGACCACAAGAAAGGAGGCAAGAAGTAATGAACAAAGCTGAATTAGTACAGGCTATGGCTGATGAAACCGGACTTTCTAAGAGTGATGCTGAAAAGGCACTCAACGCATTTGTGGAAGTTGTTGGCGGAGAACTTGGCAAAGGTGGAAAAGTGCAGTTGGTCGGTTTCGGAACATTTGAAGTGACTGAGCGTGCTGCCAGAGTTGGCAAGAATCCACAGAACGGTAAAGAGATTTCTATTCCGGCTTGCAAAGCACCTAAGTTCAAAGCTGGTAAAGCACTGAAAGATGAAGTGAATCGCTAAATGATCGGAGCGAACTTGGTGTAGTGTGGTGGTTCGATTCCACCTGTGGGTGTAGCTCTAGCGATTAAGATTCCCACCGCTTCTTTCCTAATGTTCTTGGCGATACAAAGAAAATTCAGGGCGAACGGCAACGATTGGTGGTGTTGCGGCGGACTGTAAATCCGTTCCCTCGTGGTAAACATTGGAGGTTCAATTCCTCTTTCGCCCATTTAGGTAGATTACAGCCTATTCACAGAGAATTTACCGGACGCGAACGGCTTCCCTGCGGAGAATTGTAAAAACCTGGTTATGATTTTTTGTGGTTAAAGGGTACCTTGCTTCCAGTCAAAAAGTAAAAACCACACCTGTTCGATTAGTCAAGCGGTCAAGATACCACCTTTTCACGGTGGGGACGGGAGTTCGATTCTCCCATCGAACATTTCAACTGAGAATAACGCTGACTGTTTATAGTTGGTTTAGTGTTCCGGCTGAAAAGTATTGGCGAAAGCCGTGGTAAGCAATCATTAAATAGGGAGATTGCAATGCTCACTGAGAGGCTTATGTGAGTAGTCCGGGAAAGCCGACAGGACTTAAAATTGGAGAGCTTGCGTAAGTCACGCTAAAGACCACTGTTGCAACGGTGCCTACGATAGCATAACTGGAAATGCCACGGACACCATGCCGGGGAAAGTGGGGTTCGACTCCCCACCGTAGGACGAGCGGATTTCTTAACTGATTTTCTTAGTCCGGCTTTAACAGGAAAGAAAATTGGCGGTGGCGAGGTTCCGGTGATCACCAAGTGCTTTTTCATTACCAAGAGTTTTTAAGAAAAACTCCGGTGCGGAAAATTTACTGCTTAGAGTGCACGAGCGTTACAGCGATTTAAGCGGCGGTGGAAACTTCCGAGAAAGACCTGATTATAGATGTGCGTGAGCCGTAACCAATCGAGCCGTCATGCTTGGTCAGGCGCAGAGGAATGTAGTAGAGGCGGAGAACTGCGATAACAACGTACATCCGAGGCAAGGCGATAAAGAGTTGGACTCGCCAGAGGTTCTTTGAGTATGTAGTCGGTGGATTATGAGAACCATGTGGAGGGGTGCAAGGTCCGAGAACCACATTAAAAAATGAAATACCTTTGTTGGCAACTGTCTTACACGTTGCATCGGTTCGGTAGTGGCAACCATCCAAGCTGCCGCCGGACTGCATTGGAGTATAGCTCAGATGGATAGAGCACAACACTACGGATGTTGGTTAGCACAGGTTCGAGTCCTGTTACTCCAATAATGGCTTGTAGCTCAGTGGTAGAGCGTCTGACTGTTAATCAGAATGTCGTGGGTTCGATCCCCACCTTGCCAGTTGGAGACACTTGACTTACTCTTTCAAAACACTCCATAAAAAGGTTACGAAAGGGCGTTTACGACCGGCGGAAGAGGATCTCCGACTTGTACGTTACCAAGGGAAAACTACTCTGCCGTGTGTCCGGTTGGTCGAGGGTGCGGTCTTGAAAACCGTCTGGATGTAAAAGTCTCTGGGGTTCAAATCCCTAACACGGCGTGGCAAAGTAAAGGATACGTTCGATTCGTAGGTGTATGGGTTGCACATTCTCTATCAAAAAACCAATAGAGAAAGGAACGGTTCGATTCCGCGGTGTGAGGTCGCATTTTACTTTGTGGTTTTGGCTCTATGGTATAAAGGTTATTACGCCCGACTGTCTATCGGAAAATTTGGGTTCGATTCCCAATAGAGTCGTTATGGTGCATTGCCGTAATGGTAGCGGAGCGTCTTGCTAAGTCGTCCTGCAGAAATGCAGTACAGGTTCGATTCCTGTATGCACCGCTATGAAACCGTATTCCACCGGTGGAGGAGGTTTCAGAATTTGGAGTTGCCGGAATAGGTAGACGGATAATCATAGTAAAGGAATGGGGTAGGCGAGAGGTAGGTGTGAGGACAAGCCACAGAAACAGCCGTAATCCTACCGCCCCAAGAAACTACTGAAAATCATAACTATTGTACCGAGTACCAACAGCGAAAGGTGTGGCTAACAGTAGCATAGTTCCATAGTGGGTGCAAATCCCATTACTCCAAAGCCGTCCTGACTTCGGACGCTAAACCAGTTGGGGTTAGAGAGATTTCCCGAAAGATAGTTCCTATTGGCATACCCGGTGGTTAGGGTGTATCACAGCAAACCATAGTGAGTGTACGGAATTATTTAATCAAGTCCACCGTTCAGGATGTCGGCTGCGTGACGGTTAAGAGTGATTATGTGAGAAATTCGACATAGCAGAAAACTCAGAGGTTCTTGTGGGGCGAAGAACCATTATGGCGGAGTGGAGCAGTGGTAGCTTGTCGGGTTCATGCCCCGGAGGTCACAGGTTCAAATCCTGTCTCCGCAATCTTGCGTGGTAGTTCAATGGAGAGAACATTATGAGCGGTTGTCATGCTTCATGTGACACGGACAGCAATAATTCTTTTTCGATGGTAACGAAGAGATGAGGGTTCGATTCCCTCCCACGCAACTGATACGGATTTCCGTATTAAAACTGAATATGGAGAGATGGCGGAACGGTAGACGCGGCAGTTATGTACAATACATCATGTTTGTGATGCTGACAGCAAATATTACAGCTTGGGGCCTGCTTCATTGTTGGTTCAAATCCAACTCTCTCCAATCAAGGCGATGGCACAAACGTCCTTACAAATCAATAAGATGTGCCACATGGCGAGGTAGCTCAGATGGTAGAGCAATGATATGAATACGCAGATCATGTTAGTGATCTCAGCAGCAATCTCATTCCAATCCAGGCATGTGTCGGCGGTTCGATTCCGCCCCTCGTCTCTGCCCCGATTGCCGGTTATGGTAAACCGGAGGGAACATGACTGCGATAACGCTTGTGTTCCGCACAGCAATCGAGTATATGGGTTCAAGTCCTGTCGGGGCAATTAAGTGACGCTTACAGCAATCTTTCAAAACAGAAAATTCCATTGACAATATTTTCCCGTTTGAAACAGCGTCATGTAAAGAAATGAGGTTGCCTATGAACCGAAAAGAAGATTATAGGGATATGGAAAAGTATCATAAGGCGTGTCAGAGACAGCATAGGCGATATTACAGCAAAACGTCATTTCTATATCCGTCTCATCCGTGGACTGCGGAGGAAGATGCACTGGTAATCAAACATGAGATTACCGATTCTGAACTGTCTGAGAAGATTGGTCGCTCTGTTGGTGCGATACATAACAGACGGTATGAACTTAAAAGGTTAGCCAGATAGGCATAAAACTTTATACGGGACGCTCACAGCAAATTATTGGATATGACTGTTAATCATAAAAACCAATAGCGTCCTGAATGAACTTACAAACAATTTTATTATGGGACTCCTACAGCAATCACAATGGTTAAAACAATGTCTGCAAAACAATGTGAAGTGGTTCAATTCCACAAATGAGAGTCCTGGAAAGAGAGGAAATAATGAGCTTCGCAGATGCAATGAGAAAAGATGGTTCATTTACAAGAACTGAGAACGGTGCTGTGGCTTTGAATACCACAGGAGACGCAAGACTTGATTTGTTCGGCACAATCGGATCTCTGAGAGAAGCTGATGAGGGCAGAATCGAAACACTGTTCGCAGAGGCATACAATCAGGATGCCCTTTTTGCCACAAAGATTGCGTTCTATGCAAGGGATATTCGTGGAGGTCTGGGAGAAAGAAAGACTTTCAGAACAATTATCCGCTACATGGCAGAGAAACACCCGGAAGCACTAAGACCGAACCTTGACTTGATTGGGGTATTCGGAAGATACGATGATATGTATTCTCTGATTGGAACTCCGTTAGAGGATGATATGTGGGCTGCCATGAAGAAACAGTTTGAGGAAGATTTGAAGAACCTCAATGACGGCAAGGCGATTTCCTTGCTTGCAAAGTGGATTAAGACTGCGGATGCAAGCAGTAAAGAGACACGTAGACTTGGTATTATGACAGCACAGAAACTTGGCTATCCGGTCTACAATTTCAAGAGAATTGTTCGCAGCATGAGAAAACAGATCGGTGTTGTTGAAAGTCTTATGTCTGCCGGAAAGTGGGATGAGATTAAATACCCGGAAGTTCCGAGCCGTGCGATGATGATTTACCGCAAGGCTTTTATGAAGCATGATGAGGCACGATTCAATGAATTTATCGGCAAGGTAGAAAAGGGAGATGCGAAGATCAATGCGTCCACATTATTCCCTTACGATATTGTTGAGAAATTCTTATATGGCAGAGAGAACAGCAAAGTCCTTGAAGCACAGTGGAAAGCATTGCCGGATTATGTAGAAGAGGGTTCCAATGTTCTTGTAATGGCGGATGTGTCCGGCTCTATGCATGGCAGACCTTTGGCTACATCAATCGGACTGGCAATCTATTTTGCAGAGAGAAATGTTGGTGCATATCACAATCTGTTTATGACATTCTCTGACAGACCGGAAACGGTTATTCTGAGAGGAGAAACACTCAGACAGAAGATTGACAATGTGGACAGAGCACATTGGGATAACAACACCGACCTCAAAGTGGCTTTCGAGAAAGTTCTTTCAATCGCTGAAAAGAACAATATTCCACAGGAAGAGATGCCGAAAGCAATCGTGGTTATCTCTGATATGGAAATCGATCATTGCGGAAACCGTGAGTGGTCTTTCTATGACAAGATGGCAAATAAGTTCCATAAAGCCGGTTATGTCATTCCGAACATCATCTTCTGGAATGTGAACAGTAGACACGATGTATTCCATGCAGACCATAACCGTAAGGGAGTGCAGCTTGCAAGCGGACAGTCCGTGACGGTATTCAAACAGATCCTGCAGAACCTTGGCTACAATCCGGTTGAGGCTATGGAGAATACAATCAATTCTGAGAGATATGATTGCATCACAGTCGAATAGAGTAAATACTGACCGGGGCAAATAGCTCCGGTCAAATAAAATATAAAAGGAGATAACCACCAATGAAAACACCCTACAATGAAATTGTGAACATCGCAAGTATTGGTTCACAGACAAATCCGATTTCTCTAAATGAGATTTTGAGAAAGGCAAACGATGAGCAGCTTACACCGGCAGCACAAAACAAAGAGAGAGTATTGTTTCTCGGAATTGATGTGCAGCAGGACTTCATGGATAATGGAGCACTCGGAGTTCCCGGAGCACACGGCGATGTGGAGAGAATGACACAGTTTATCTATAACAACATGGATAAAATTACAAACATTGCGGTATCTATTGATACCCACACACCACATCAGATTTTCCATCCGTGCTGGTGGATTGATGAAAATGGCAACAATCCGGCTCCTTACACACCGATTACGCTGGCAGACCTTGATTCTGGAAAGTACAGAGCTGTTATCTACCCTCGCCAGAGCCGTGACTATGTAGAACATCTGGAAAAAGACGGAAAGAAAACCTTATGCGTATGGTCTTACCACTGTTTACAGGGTACATCTGGCGCGGCATTTGAAAATCAGTTTGCCAACATGATTTATTTTCACTCTGTTGCAAAGAAAGCCGTTACGCAGCGTCTTGTAAAAGGACAGGATCCACTCAGCGAAATGTACGGAATTATCAAACCTGAGTATGATACAAAGAACTACATCAATATCGACTTCCTGAACAAACTGGAAAATTACGACAAGATCATTATTGCAGGAGAGGCAAAGAGCCATTGCGTATTGGAAAGCATTAAACAGATTCTCGAACATTACGCTAATCGCCCAGAGATCACTCAGAAAATCTATATCCTGGAAGATTGTATGTCCTCCATTCCTGGGTTTGAGGATGTTACTGAGCAGACCTTTGATGATTTTAAGAAAACGTACCATGTAAACATCGTGAAAAGCACAGATGATATTTTGTAGGAGGTAGCCGGTATGAATGAAACAGAACAGATAATTGACGGATTAGATGAGGTTGAGATCGCAAATACCTCCATTGATGAAATCGACAGTGAGAACATCAATTTAATTTTTGTCGGAATCGACAAGTCTGGTTCTATGGGAATGTATGAAAGAGATATGGTAAAAGCTCTTTCGGATTTCAAAGATGCACTTATCAATTCCAAGGAATGTGATGAGATTCTGGTTGCAAGAGCAGACTTCTCCGACAGTGCAACCGTAGGAGGCTATAAGCGTATTACAGAGTTTGACACTTCGTATAGCACCGATGGATGCACAGCTATGTACGATACGATCATTGATGGAACTGAGAAGTTGAAAGAATACAGAGACTTCCTCAAAAATGAGGGAATGAGAGTAAAGGCCGTGTTTGCAATTTTCGGAGATGGGATGGATAACTCTTCTCAGCCGGGAGGGTTTGCAAAGGCAAAGAAAGCGGTAGAGTATCTGAACGTGGAAGAAATCGTTACTGCGTTTATCAGTTTCGGAGGACAGGCAACACAGGAGGCGAAAGACCTTGGATTCAAGAATATCCTCGATGTAAGCAGTTCTGCATCAGAACTCAGAAGAGCTTTCAACTGTTTATCAAAATCAGTGATTGAAAACTCCAAGAGTGCCGTATCGAAACAGGATGATTTTTTTGACGTATAAAAAATGAGAGTAGAACGGCGATCCTAAAAGGGGTTGCCGTTCTTTTTTGTGGGAGGAAATACAATGGTTATAAATAAAATCGGTCAGCAACATATCGACTACGGTACGAATTGCCAAGACTACGGAATTGAATTTGATGGGATGAAAGTTGTTTGCGATGGCTGTTCGGAGGGGAAACATTCGGAAGTTGGAGCAAAAGCGTTTTGCCATCTTTTGAAAAATGACAGCAGAATTATACATGAATGTAGTGTATATACTGCCGCAGCCGCTTTTGGAGAGATACTTGGTCTATTCGGGCAGACTTCCGGATCAATCAGAGATTTCCTTTGTTTTACGATCCTTATGGTTACTGAAAATGAGACACATTTCATGGTAGATTACTGCGGAGATGGTTTTATCGTGAAAGAACGTCTGGACGGAACGATTGAGTTTGAAGAACTATCTGACGGAGAATACCCGAAATACTTTGCCTACAATTATGTGAATAAAGATATGCTCAAACAGTACAAAGATGGTGTCAATTTTTCCACAAAGGCTTTTCCGAAAGATGAATACAGGAATATTGGTGTAGCATCTGATGGAATACGATTCGCCATGAAAGATGAACAATTTAAGAAAGAATTTACGGAAGTCCTGCAGAGCGGCAAGGAAGTAAGAGTAAAGAGGTTTATAAACAAACATCAGAAATTATTCCAGGACGATACAACAATCGTATTGTAGGAGGGCATTATGAAAATGGCACTAACGAGGATAGGAAAAGAAAAGATAAGACAGCTTACTCCCATAACGGAGGGAGGCGAGGGATATATCTATGAGTTTGGCAACGATATTCTGAAAATTTACAAACCCTGTGTTGATATTGCAGCCAAGGAAAAGAAAGTTGCCATGCTCATTGACAAACCGCTGCCAAAGGAGGCTATTAAACCGATTACGGCAGTGTATGACAATAACAATAAGTTTATTGGTTACATTATGCCAAAAGCCGTAGGAGAGGAAGTAAGAGTTCTCACAAGTAAAAAATATCTGAAAGCGAATGGGATAACCACGAAAGATATTTTGGAAATACTCGTAAAGATACAGGACACCGTGAGAGATATACATTCCGCCGGAGTGTGTATTGGGGATCTGAACGATCAGAACATCCTCTTTGACAAAACTGGAAATGTGTACTTTATAGATTGCGATAGCTGGAGCGTGGAAGATGAAAAATGTGAAGTTTGCATGGACTTATTCAAAGATCCATTGATGAAAGGAAATGATTTTTCAGAGGAAACAGACACATACGCAGAGGCAATTTTGATTTGGAAAACCCTTACAAGGATTCATCCGCATGGTGGGACTATGACACCAGATATGGATATTGTAGAACGTATGAAACGAGGAATATGCGTAATAGACAATCCAAAAGTAAAAATACCAAGAACGATTAAACCGTGGAAAAACTTATCTCCTTATCTGGTTGATTCTCTGAAAAAGATTTTTGAGAATAAGAGCCGATCTATGGGGGATGAATTAAAACACATGGCAAAACACCTTAAATTCTGCGATGTACACCAGGAGTTTTATTATGGCAAATATGCTCGTTGTCCGCTATGTGATAATAATGCAAATGTTCTTACTAAGCCGGTATCACAAGGGGTAACAGGAGGGCTTACACTTATCACAATGCTCAAAGGAAACGATGTAAAAATTGTTCTAAATGAGCAGTGCTATATCAATAATGCCGGAGAAGTAGTGGAAGTTAAGAATGGGAATAAATTCACATACGAAAGCGGAATTAAATACCATTTCGCAGAGGTTGGAGCAGAGAATATTGTAATAAAAGCGGATGATAGAGCGTTCTGGTTTGCCACGGATAGAGAATATGTGTTTGAGAAGAAACACAAGAGTCCGATTTATGCGGCAGGAGATTCAGTATATTTCATAAGTCCTGCCAATACATTAACCTCTATCCAGATCACAAAATCAGGCAACGGAATACGGACGATTACAAAATGTGGATATGAGAGTTACTTTGCGGTATCTGAGGGACATTCGTGCGTTGTGAGTAGATTTGCAGAAAACCTCATTGTGAATCTGGATGGAAAAAACATTGAGATACCATATACTGATACCGTGAATAATTATGGAATACACAGAGATAAAATAACCGGAGGATGGCTTATCGTGTTGGAAAACGGAGCCGGACAGTTCTTTACCTTTGTGTGCAATGAACATGGAGTAGTGTATAGCGAGGATCGCATTAAATATCAATGCGGGCTTGGCAATGTATGTTTTTATAACTCCAATATCTCAATACCGATTGATGGAAATATCAGAATATATTCGTACCAGAAACAGGCATTTAAAGATTTTGAGTGCGAAGCCGTATCGCCGGATAGCTGTTTAATCAAAGATTCCACAGCATTTACAATCGTCAATGATGAAAATATTTATAGACTTGTGAGAACTGTACGATGAAAGGAGAAAATGGTATGACAGAAACGCAGAAAAAAGCAGTTGAGGTACAGAAAGAAATCGAAGAGGCTTGCATCCGGCATGGACTTAATCTTACTATCTTTGAAAATGGAATTGGATTTGTCGATCCTAAAGAGAATAAGATTGTCATGGTATGGAGACCTCAGTATAAACCAGAAACGCCATCGTTACATCCTATGGAGGAAACTGCATCGGCAGATTTCAAACCTACCACGCAGAAACCGTCCGGTGGCAATATGGCGGCATTTATCTACGGAAATCCAAAGGGCGGCGGTAGATTTGTAGGAAACCGTAAAAAGCATACTATCAGAGGGATGAAAAAGAGGTAAGTATTGTGAGCGAAAAAGAGATACAGACAGTGATGAGTGCTTTATCTGGCACGCCGACAGTTACAACATCAGAATTTGCGGATCGTGTGGAAAAGGCATTGAGAAGTTATAAGGAGAGTGGAGACGATGGGAAAGAATAATAAGCTGATAAATTCTCTGAATGAAATCGCCAGAAGAAACCGCTCCCAGAATGTTGCTACCGCAGCAGATCAGATGGTTCCACAGATATACGCAGCTATCGCCATTGCGTTGCACCGCACACATGGCTTTGGGTATAAACGTATCAATGATATATTCGTGGAATCTCAGCATATTTGGGAGGATTACGCCGGAGACGGAGCTGGCATGGTTAAAAAATGTGAGGAAGAAACAGGAGTGACTGTATGTAGCCCAGAAGAGGCACAGAGATTGATGGAGATGCAGAATGGGATGTAGTGAAAATTGCGGATCATGCACATGGCATGAGAATTTCAATGGGACAACGGATTGGATATGCGCCAATGAGGAAAGTGATTGTTACGGAGCAGTTACATCCTGGGACGATTGTTGCATAGACTACGAACCAAAACACGGAGAATAACGAACTCAATTACACCATTTAACTTTCAATTATATCATTTGAAAAGGAATGACTACGTTGAATATCGGCTACACCGATATTTTAATGCGTTATCATTCCTTTTTTGTTAAAATGATGGTGTCTTGGTATAGACGTTGGTGGATTATCCCTTTCTTGATATGGAGTAGTGAACGCTACTCCATATTGGTAAGCCCGGATAGCTCAACTGGCAGAGCATTTGATTTGTAATCAAAAGGTTGTGGGTTCGATTCCCACTCTTGGCTCTTGCCTCTTTCGAGAGGCCATGGATTCCTCCATTATTGTAGGATAGGGCGGTGGCGAGCCGCCCAGTAATGTGTGGTGGCGCAGTTCGGTAGCGCATCTGACTTTTAATCAGACGGTCGTGGGTTCAAATCCCATCCACGCAACTATCCACATACAGAAAGGAGCAGCTATATTGGAAACGGAAAACGTATACTGCCCTGTATGTAAGGCGCGGGCAAACCGTGAAAAACTTCTTTTCAAGAAAGCACCCGGAGCATCCGGCACGATTTTTATAAACTGCCGTGGATGTAAGGAAGTAATAAAAATAGAATTAAGCAAAGAGCCTTTGAGCCGGTTAAGTCATAAGTAGACTTGATCGGTTCTTTTGTTTTATTCGGAAAGGGGAAACTTCATGTATGCAAGCAACCGTCCAACTCTCGGTAGACGAATGTTAATGACTGATGAGAGGGAAATTACGAAAGACAATATCATATCGGTTGTATCTAAGGCGTTTATGGAACACCAGGAGAATGTGGCACAGGAAGTTTTTCTTTTTGAGTATGAGAAAGGCAATCAGCCAATTCTTAACCGTGAAAAGAAAATCAGACCGGATCTCAATGCCACAGTCGTAGAAAACAATGCTTCAAAGATTGTGGACGTGCATCTGGGATATTGTTTTTCCAACCCGATCACTTTCGTACAGAGAGCAAAGATAGAACCGACAAAGAAACAGAAGAAAGCATTATTCGGATTTTTGAGAAAAAAGGATGAGGAAGATGGAGAGAATATTGACGATTTGAAGATCGCCATGCTCAATAAAATGATGCAGGAACAGAGCAAAGCGGCAAAAGATATTGCCCTTGGAAGAAACCTGTTTATATGTGGTGTTGGCTACCAGATGATGCTGCCGAACAGAAATAAGAGCAGATATTCTCCATTTGAACTATTGGTTCCAAGTCCACTTACAACTTTTGTGGTGTACTCAAATGACGCATATAGAGAACCGGTGCTTGGATGCACCTATTCCGTACATGATGATGGAACAATTACTCTTACGGCGTACTCAAAGAATTTCTGCTATACCATTGAACATGAGTTGAGCACGACAGACTATCATCTGAAAGAGAATATCGCACCAAACCCACTCCGAAGAATACCGGTCGTTGAATTTTATCTGAATGACCGCATGGGTATTTTTGAAAAGGTTATCCCACTGATGGATGCAATGAATCTTGTGGATTCTGACCGTATCAATGATATTCTGCAACACGTTCAGAGTTTACTCTGGATGCACAACTGCCAGGTAAACGAAGAGGGCAAGAAAAACCTCGTAGACGGCGATGGAGTCATTATGACAAAGAGTACCGGGGACGGCAAGGAAGCAAAGATCACTTACCTCAATCAGACATTGAATGAGAGTGAGGTTCAGAAACTTGTGGATCATCTCAATTCTCAGTTGGAGCAGATTACATCTACACCATCATGGCAGGAGGCAAGTGGAGGTTCAACCACCGGTGCAATGCAGTTATCCAATGGATGGCAGTGTTTGGAGATTTCCGCTAAGACGGTTGAGCAGTTATTCACTGAGCCGGAAATGCAGCTCATTGATTTGGCAATCGAAATCATTAAGACAGATCAGAGACCGTATGACGGTCTGAAAGATATAGAGACAGCAGATGTTGAAATCCGTTTCTGCCGTACAAAAACCTATGATTTGGTGTCTAAGACCAATTCCCTTGTGGCGTTGCTTAATGCCGGAGTAGACGGTCTTACATCATTCAACACTGTTGGACTGTTCACAGATCCACAACAGGCATGGGTTGATAGTAAGCCTATTATTGATGGCATACAGAAGAAACTTGCCTCCAAGGAGGAAAAGACACAGCAACCGAACCCTAACGCATACAAGGATGAAGAGGGGAACGGTGGGGAGAACAACAAGGAAAAAGATAAGACTGAGGAATCTAAGCAGCCAAGTAAGACTGCAATGGTAGAAGAATAGGCGGTGCGAACTATGTATAATCCGGTTGAATACTTTGACGAAATGAACATTCTCAAAGACGATAAGCTCCGCCGGAAGAAAACCGCCAAGGAGTTTATAAATGCACTTGTAGACTTCTTTGAAGCACAGTTTCTCAATCTTATTTCCGGCATTTTCCTTTATGAAAAGACGAGTGCTGATTATGAAAATGAACTCATGGATCTCTATTTTGCCATGATGCCTGAATATCAGTACGACACAGAAGTAAGGGAAAAGGCATACAGATTTGCAAAGTATATTCAGGAAGCCACAGAGAGGGCAGTTGCAAATGCCAACGGCAACGATAAATATAAAATATCTCGTATGACCGGTGGCATGATGAATGAAGAGGATGTTCCCAAAAGTGTGAAAAGAATGTTCTCTGATGTCAGAGCTACAGAGATCGCCCTAAATGAGACAAACTGGATATATAACTGGATAAATCATCAGAACCTTGTGGATAAGAAACAGAATACCCACACATGGGTAAGCATGAGGGATGAACGTGTCCGGGTTAGCCACTGGGAGGCGGACGGCCAAACAGTTCCTATTAACGAGCCTTTTATCATCAATGGGTACAAAATGATGTTCCCACTCGATGATAGTATGGGCGCACCGATAGATGAGATCATCAACTGCCGGTGCGTAGAATTATAAATCAGGAGGTAGAAAACCAATGGCAACTGCAAAAAAGACAGCAGCAGACAAGAAAAAGATGGACGATAAGAAGAAAGCAGCTTCAAAGAAATCCGTTTCAAAGAAAGATACTGCCAAGAAAACTGCCAATAAGAAAGCGGCAGCAAAGAAGTCCACAGCAAAGAAAACTGCTACCAAGAAAACAACTGCCAAAAAGGCAGCAAAGAAAAACTAACTGAATACAGTTAGAGCCTATGAGCCGGATGTGATGGAAAATCGTGTCCGGCTCATTTTTTCGGTTACAGAGGGAGTAATTCCTTTCAGATAACGGGTTAGAGAAAACCCTCATCAAACGCATACAACTATTGTCTTGCAGAGACGCAAGTAAAAAAACGCAGAAATTCACACGGAGAGAACCGTTCAAACGCAGGAGGTCAATTATGGCAGATGTAAACAGCACAACAACTCAGAACCAGACACAGCAGCAGTCTCAGACAGCACCGCAGAATCAGCCTACTCAGGCATCCGGTACACAGCAGCAGTCTCAGACAGATAAGCATGAGGAAAACAACTCCGGCGGAGAAGTAACTGTTGAGAGCCTTATGGCGCAGCTTGCACAGGAGAAAGCGGCAAATGCGAAACTGAAATCTGATAACGACAAACTTTGTACATCCGAGGGAAATCTTCGCAAACAGCTTAGAGCTAAGCAGACAGCCGAAGAGCAGGAGGCAGAGGCAAAAGCGGAACAGCAGGCTCAGAGAGATGCTTATGTCAAGGAACTGGAAAAATTCAAAGCGGTAGCGGAATCATCGGAGCGTTACTTAGGAATGGGTATGCCGGCCGAAATGGCAAAGGCTACGGCAACAGCAGAGTATGAGGGAAGCATGGATGTTGTTACCGGAAACATCACTAAGTTTATGGCGGAAAGAGACAAACAGAAAGAGTCGGAAATCCGCGCTCAGTATTTGGCTCAGATGCCTACGCCACAGTCTGGAAACGTAGGTCAGGTTGACTATTCAGCACAGATTAAACAGGCAATGGACGCAGGCGATTCACAGGCTGCGATTCTTGCAATATTAAGTCAAAGTGCCGCTAACAATCAGCAGGCATAAATCTAAAGGAGGTAATGAATTATGGCACAGGGCACAGCAACATCATTCGCTGTTCCTAATTTTAGCGGAATGTTATTCGCTAAAGGACAGACAGCAACACCGTTCTCTACTATGATTGGCGCAAGACCTCTTGTAACCAATCATGTAGAGTTTACTTGCGGTCAGGAGTACAACACAGAAACAGGCGAACAGCCGGAGATTTCCGAAACAGCATCCCTTACTGCACCACAGCCGGAAATGGTAACTAGAAGCCAGCTTACCAATGTAACTCAGATCTTCCAGAAATCCGTTGCGATTTCTTACGGAAAGCAGAGTAACATGGGTACACTGCAGGGTATCAATGTGGCCGGTCAGCAGGCAAATCCTATGGACGAGCTTGCATTTCAGGTTTCTCGTAGAATGGCAAAGATCGCACAGGATATTGAGTACACATTCATCAACGGAAAGTACGCAAAGGCAACTACTGATGCAGAGGCCAATAAAACAAGAGGACTTCTGACAGCTATCACAACCAACGTACTTGATCTTGCTAAAAAGCCTCTCACATACTGGCTTGTAGCAGAGGGATTAAAGTCCATCCACGATCAGGGCGCAAAGACAGACAACATTGTTCTCGGAGTTGATGCAACTACAATGTTGCAGCTTAACCTTGATGCGCAGCAGAACAACCTTACAATCGTTCCCCTTGGAAGAGAAGTGAACGGTATCAAATTACAGACAGTAGTTACCCCTCTTGGAGAAGTGGCAGTTGCTTTGTTTGATACTATGCCTACCGGTACAGCCGTTCTGTTCGATCCGTCCATCATGGCTCCGGTTCATCAGATGGTTCCTGGCAAGGGCAATTTCTTCCTGGAGCAGCTTGCAAAGACTGGTGCAGGAGAAACATATCAGATTTTCGGACAGATTGGTTTGGATCACGGTCCTGAGTGGATGAGTGCTAAGTTCACAAATATTTCCACAGATCTTCCGAGCAAACTGACAGCAACCACAAAACCGGGGGAATAACAGGTCATACCCTTGACGGTGGTTCCCGTATCGTAGCCGATTCTTCTGTTTCCACATCATCAGATGCGAACACAGAAGAGACGGTTACTGATGTCACAAAGAAGTATACAGAGGAAGAACTTAATGCTCTGACAGTGGCACAGATTAAGGCTATCGCAACGGAACGTGGGTATGACATGAAAGAAACCGTAAAAGCAAAGTTGATCGCAGAGTTTTTAACTCAGCAAGGGTAAGAAAGTGAGGACGGATTATGGACGCTAAATTGTTGAAAGTCATCTTAGATGATGAAACTCTCACTGACGAACAGATTGCCGTCCTCCTTGTGAAAGCTCAGAAACAGGCTGCAAATCAACACTTTTGGGCGGATGATGATATTCCGACAGAGGCAGAGTTGGAGAGGTTTTATAACCGGTATGAGTTTGAAATCTATGATTTGGCAAAAGCCATAAACTCTGACGATGCGAGGGGTGGACTTGTATCTCACACAGAACTTGGAGTTACCAGGAATTGGGGACAGACAGGTAAGAAAGATATTGAGTTGGCCTTGGCGAAGATTCCACCCAAAACCTATGTCGGTCTGTTAAGGAGGGATGGCAATGCCTAAGCTGAGACTTAAAGACCTCAGATTGAACCAAGTCCCCTTTTATTACCAGACCTATGACGGAACGGTAGACGAAGTTGATGAGGATGGCAACCTTACTGGGGAGAGCATACCGAAGTATTCAAATCCGGTTCGTGTGCTTGCGAGAGTAAGTCCGAACTCAGGAAATGCAGAGGATTCTCCGTTTGGTAAAGATATTGTCTATGACAAGACCATATCAACCGTACAGAAATTGCCGATTGATGAATACTCAAAACTCTTCATAGATGTGGTTCCTGTTCTCAATGAGGACGGGTCCACGGACACGGAACCAGATTATATATGTGTCTGCCCGAAACATGATTTGCAACAGAATCTATGGGCGATACGGAAGATTAAGGGGAATATCCATGCAGGACAAAATAACGATCAATCCCTTTGACCCGGGCAGCATAGATGAGGCCATTAAGAAACTGGAAAAGCGGAAAGAGCGTATACACAAATGCGCAGAGAAACTTATACAGAGACTTACAGACCTTGGAGTTGAAAAGGCACAGGAGCTAGTTCCGGTTGATACCGGTACAGCAAGATCTTCCATTATCGGTTATCTGGATGAGGCAGAGGGAGTTGGAATCATAAGTGCCGGAGGGTATTGCAAGTACATTGAGTTCGGTACTGGAGTAAAGGGTAGGGACAGTTCCCACCCAAGCGAAGAGTACAAGGCAATAATGAACTGGGCGTACAATTCCGGTGCAACAATCTTTACCACGAAAGACGGCAGAGAGGGTTGGTATTATCCGGCTGATGATGGCACATGGCGATTTACAGAGGGTATGCCGTCAAGACCATTCATGTATGAGACGGCACAATATCTGAGGAAAGAAGCACAAAAAATAGCAAGCGAGGTATTCAAGGATGGTTAAGGACAATGTGAATTTGTATTTTACGAACCTCCTGAAATACTTGCAGAAACAATACAGCAGTTTGAAAGGAGGACAGGTGTATAAAGCTACACCACCGTCATTCCCCTATATGTATTTCAAACAGATAGGCGGAGACGGAGCGTTATCCACACTTTCAAATACAGAGGACGGTATCAATCTTGGATTGGAAGTCAAATTCTATTCAAACAAATCCGCCTCAGAAGTGCGGAAGTTAGCAAATTCCGCAAGGGAATATATGGTAGGGATTGGATTTCATTGCGACTACTTCTCCCCTGTGGAGAATGTAAGCGATACTTCCATTTCACAATTCCTTACCCGATTCTCAAAACTGGAAACATGATTAACTCCATCGGCTAGGGTCGCTCCCGAAAAGCACTCGCCTGGTGTCTGCCGGTGGTTTTAATAAATTCAAGGCTTTACCTCTTAGGCAAAGGAAAACACAAGGAGGTAGAACGAAGATGGCAAAATGTACAAATGTGACATATCTCATGCACGAGAAAGCAGATGCTCCCGGAACATTTGAGAAGTTGATCGACATTACTGAGTACCCGGATCTCGGCGGAGAAAAGGAAAAACTCGATGTTACAACACTTTCCGATACGAAGAAAAGAACCATTAACGGTATCGAGGACACAGGGGATCTTGCTTTCAAAGCATGGTATGAGAAAGCTGATTACAAGAAACTCTTGGATCTGCAGGAAGCAGGAAAAGTTGATAAATACCAGTTATGGTTTGGAGAAGAGGGTGTTGACGGCAAATGGGAGTGGGCCGGTGTTATGGCAGTATATCCGACAAGCGGATCTTCCAACAATGCGAGAGAAATGTCATTCTCCATTACTGATGAGGGCGAAGAGGCTCTTCATTATGTAACAGCGTGAAAAAGTGAAGCAGCGGCAGGGGAATAATCCTCTGCCGTACAAATAGGACAGATTAACGAAAGGACGGTTAATAAGTATGATTTTACAGACAGCGAATGGACCTAAAGAGATTAAAGTAGCAGATCTCGATTTTACAAACCTTATGTGTGATCTGGAAGATCACGATGTAGATGTAATGGGACTTCTGGATGATGATACCAGAGAGAACATGAAGATTTTTAAGACAATCAGAGCGATCATCGCAGTCCTTACCGGCACAAAGGATCTTACAAAAGCCGGAAAGATACTGAGCGAACATTTGAAGTACGGTGGCTCCATGGATGAAGTCATGGAAGCCTTTACGGAGGCAATGAAAACCGCGGGTTTTGGCGAGGAAGCCGAGGAACCTCCGAAGAGCGGAGGAAAGAAAACCAAGGCGGCAACAGAGTAGAGGAAATAGATCTCAGTAAATACAAAACATTTACAGAGATTATCAATAAAGTTTGGCTTCCCAACGCTCTCCTTTATGGAGTTTCCTATGAGACCTTTTGGACATTGAACCCTACGAAATTAGAGCCATTCCAAAAGAAGAGAGAAATGGAAGCGAAAGAACAGGCCACAGCCTTAGATACGTTGGCGTGGTCCGTTGGTTCGTATGTCGTAGATGCCATGGCAATCTTCCTTGGCAGAAATGCTCCGGCATACCCAAGCCAACCAAGAAGCATGAACAGCACAGAGGACGCACCGCCGGGAGCAAAAATGACGGATGCAGATAGATTCGCTGCCTTTGCCGCAGAACATAATAAGCGATTGAGACAGCGAAGAGAAAAGTAGCTGATTACATGGGGATAGGTTGACGAACCGAAACAGCGCAAGTCCGGCGCAGTTCCCCATGTTTTCTTATTTTACGGACAAACAATACCACCCACGGACAGGGTTTTACGAAGTGAGGTGGCAAAATGCCTGATAACAGAGTAGATAGCATTTTATTGGAAATAGAAGCCACCACTGATAAGGCAGACGGTGGTATTGATAAAGTAACAAAAGCTCTTACCTCAATGAAGAAAATCACTGAGGGATTAGATACAGAAAAGTTAAAACAGATTCTTGATGTAATGCGTGGTTTCTCCGGCGTTGGAGATGATCTTAAAAATGCCGGAAGTGGTATGAGAAGCATTGCATCATCCATTAAGTCTCTGTCAGGAGTTGATACGGCGAAATTAAAAGAGGTTGCGGCTACTGTAAAGGAAGTCAGCACAGCACTTGGAAACCTCGGATCGAATAATCGCGTCAGCATCAGAATTGATTCTGAGGGGGCACAGAGACGTGTACAGCCTTTGGAGAACGGTCAGCAAGCAGCGGCAGCCACAGAAAGCGTTGCGACTGCATCAGAAGAGGCACAGGCAGCAATGAACGGTGCCGCATCAGCGGCAAGTCAGTTGGCACAAGAGGAAAGCAACCTCGGAACTGCCGGACAAAGCGCAGCAGCCGGACAGACAAACTTAAACGAAAGTCTCAATCAGGCAAACACAAATCCGGCTAATAGACGTATCCAGGAACTCATAGACCAGATCAATAAGTACAAAGCCACTGTCAGCGGTATGGAGAGTGGAAAGATACGGTTTGATACCGGTCAGTATGAGGAAGCTGTGAATGGTCTCAGACAGGCACAGGAACAGTTTAAGCAGTTCAAGGAAACGGTTTCACAGTCTCCTAAGAATATGGAGGATGTGGCAAAGTCCATTAAGTCCATAGGGGATGCAGCACAGAAATGTGGACTTGGAACCTTTTCTTCTATATTAAGTGGAATTGCATCAATTCTTCCGGCCATTGAAACCGGGGGCATGGCGGCAAATGCCGGATTCCAGTCTATGGCGGTAGGCCTTGAAGCCGTTCAGGCGGCGATACCGATTATTGGTATTATCCTGACAATCCTTACTGCAATCATCAATGCGGTAAGGCAAGTGGCAAATGCTGTAAAGAACGAGACACAAAAAATCATTTCTGCCGTGAAAACGGTAGTGAACAAAATCCGTTCTGGGATTGCTGCAATTATAAACAAATTCAAGGAACTCAAAAAGAGAGTGAGAGAAAGCCTTGGATTTTCAGAAAAACAATCTGGTGCATTTGCAAAGAAACTCGGCTCAATCATCCGACTTGGAACGTTCATGTTATTACGTTCAATGTTTACACACCTATTTGAACTCGTAAAAACAGGATTCGATAACCTTGTTATTTATTCAAAAAGAGCCGGAACAGAGTTTCACAAAAACGTAAATCTTCTCTACAACGATTTGCGACAGCTTGGAGCATCACTGACAACTGCATTTGAGCCAATACTGAATGTAGTTACTCCGATTCTGGATTATCTGATTCAGAAGCTCGTTGCAGCGACAAACGCATTGGCACAGTTCTTCTCAGCACTCACAGGTAAGAAGTTCTATACCAAGGCAATAAAACAGAATAAAGATTATACAGATTCCTTAAATGGTGCTGCAAAGGCGGCAAAGAACCTTACCACCGGCATAGATGAGCTTAACATCCTAAGTGATGATAAAAGCGGCAGTGGAAGCAACAGCGGAGCCGATGGAAGCGGTTATGAAACAGACGAGATTGCGGATAAGTACAAAAATCTTGCACAGATGATTAAGGATGCTTGGGATGAAGCTGATTTCTACGATGTAGGAAGAATGTTCGGGGAGAAACTGAAAGAAGCCCTCGATAACATTCAGTGGGATGGTATCAAAGCATCTCTGAGAAAGATTGCGAAGTGCATTGCGACATTCCTGAATGGTTTCCTTGAAACTCCTGGATTGTTCACATCAATAGGTGTGACAATAGCGCAAGCTATTAACTCTGCATTTGAGTTCGTTGATTCGTTTGTAGAAAACTTCCATTGGAGCAGTCTCGGAACGGCAATAGCAGATCTTATCATTGGTGCATTAGATACTCTTGATTGGACTCTGATAAATAAAACTGCAAAGGGACTTGCGCAGGGTATCGTAGATGCAATTAACGCCGCCCTGCAGACAGAAAATCTCTGGAAGAAAATTGGAACAGCAATTTCCAATGCAATAAACTCAGCGATTCTATTTGCAAAGACATTCGTTACCGGATTGGATTGGGCTTCACTCGGAACCGCAATCGGCAATCTGCTTGGCAATGCAATAGCCGGAATTGATTATGTTGGCATTGGAGAAACATTCGCCGGTTTTGTAAATGGTGTATTTACTGCCGTACTGAATTTCTCAAAGACTTTCCCATGGAAAGATATTGCTACGAACTTTGCAAACGGTGTCAACACAGCACTGAAAAAACTCGATTGGAATACCATCAAAGACGGTTTCGATACTTTCTGTGAGGGACTTGGAACAAATATAAATACCGCAATTACGGAGATCGACTGGAATCTTGTAGGCACAACGCTTGGAAACAGCATCAAGACACTTTTCAGTGGTCTTGGAAAATTCCTTGCAAAGATAGATTTCAAGAAAATCGGTAGTGACTTTGCGAGTGCGATAAACAAGGCGGTTAAGACTATCGACTGGAAAGAAGCCGGAGGTACAATCAATTCCCTTATATCCGGTGTATGTACGCTGATTAACACTTTGATAGATGAGGTGGATTGGTACGAACTTCTAAAGGGCGTAGGAACGGCAATGTCCGAGATTGACTGGGACACAATCCTCAAAACAGTCTTTAAGGTATTTGCAGCCAAGTGGACGTTCAAGAATTTGTTCAAATGGGTATCATGGACCGCCATTTGGAATGAACTGAAAACAAGCGTTGTAGAGGGAATATCAAAGAAGTTTGGAATTGGATCTGATGATGGAGAAATCAATACCGTAGGAGAGAACATCGTCAGCGGACTACTCAAAGGCATTACGAGATCCTGCCTGCCGGCACCATTGCAGACGGCACTCGATTGTTTCAACACCATAACGGATATTGTTAAAAAGATATTCGGAATACATTCTCCGTCCACTGTATTTGCGGAGATTGGCGATAACATTGTTGCCGGACTTATCAATGGAATTACCGGAAAGTTCACTGACTGCAAAAACAAAGTCCTTGAATGGGCGAATAAAGTCAATGAGTGGTTCTCTGGTACGAGTTTTGGAAAGATTTGCAAAGAGACTTGGGAAACCCACGGTCAGAATATCATAACCGGCTTTAAGGACAAGATAGGCAATGCTTATACCACCACGAAAGACAACATCACGACTTGGGCTACGAAAGCCAAGGAGTGGTTCAATAATTCTTCCTTTGGCGGTGTAAATACATCAACTTGGACCGGGTATGCAAGTGATATTATATCCGGTTTCAAAACAAAGGTAGGAAATGCCTATACGCAGACCAAGGATAACATTACCACTTGGGCTTCAAAGGCAAAGGAATGGTTTAATAGTTCTTCATTCGGTGGAGTAAATAACGGAACGTGGACCACCTACGCAAATGATATTATCACAGGCTTTAAGACGAAAGTGGGTAATACCTACACCACAACGAAAGATAACATCACAACGTGGGCGAGCAAAGTCAAGGAATGGTACACCAGTAGCGGATTCGGCAATATCAACAGCACCACTTGGCAGACATACGCAAACAATATCATTACTGGCTTTAGGGAAAAGGTCGGCAACACTTATACCACAACGAAGAACAATATTACCACCTGGGCGAGCAGCCTGAAAGATTGGTTCTCCGGTTCATCATTCGGAAACATCAATAATTCAACATGGACTACTTACGCAGGAAATATTATTACCGGTTTTAAGAACAAAATCGGTTTGTCCTACACGGACACAAAGAACAATATCACAACATGGGCTTCCAATCTGAAATCATGGTTCTCAGATAACAGCCACGGAGGTATCAACAGTTCAAGTTGGACTACCTATGCAAACAACATTATCTCTGGTTTTAAGACAAAAATCGGAAACAGTTATACGACTTGTAAGAACAACATGGAAACATGGGCCTCGAGCGTAAAGACTTGGTTCACAAATACCTGTTCTTATGACAAGTGGTATGACATTGCAAAAAACGTGGTAGATGGTTTTAAGAACGGTATAGGAAATCTGTATTCCACCTGTAAGAACAACATTGAATCATGGGGCAGCAGTATTATCTCATGGTTCAAGGACAAGTTGGATATAAACTCTCCGTCCAGAGTATTCAAACGATTAGGTGCATATTCCGTAGAGGGATATAACATCGGCGTAGAGAAAGAGGGAGAGAAAACAAAAGGAATTGTCACTTCCTGGGTAGATTCATTCGCTGATATGGACGTGAACCTCGGAACACGTCTGAAAATCAATGACAGTGCATTGAAAGAATACAGCAACAATTATGGAAGTGATTTCACGAATGAAGCAATCGTGCAGCGTGTGACAAGGGAGGTATCTACAAACGGAACCGTGCAGGCAACGCTTAATTCCGGCGGCGGTCTGAAAGAAGCTATCAAAGAGGCTCTGGATGATCTCGGAATAACAACCGCTGTGAGTGAGATTTCCAAGAACACCAAGACACAGGCTGATAAGAAAGAACAGACGATTGTTGAAATCGGTGGAAAGACAGTTACGGACGCAGTAACCACACAGCGCAATGCCAACGGTTACAGCTTCCAAGGAGCGTAAAGGAGGGATATGGAATGGCTTATATATCAGTAAATGGTTGTGACTTTCCCCCTCCTAAACGTGGGGCAAAGCCAACTGTATCTACAATGGTGGATGCCGGAAGAAATGCCAACGGTACGGTCGTAGGGCAGAGAGTTGGGCGAGATCAGTACAAACTCGACACTCTGGAATGGCCGTGGCTGACGGCAGCTGAGTGGAGCCGGATGCTTACGGTGCTGAGTGCGTTTTTCGTATATGTCACTTTCCCAGATCCGGTCACTATGAAAAAAATAACAATAAAGATGTACCCCGGAGACAGGACGGCAGAACCATATTGGATTGATACAGACGGAAATCCAATTACCTATCAGAGTTGCAAAGTAAACCTTATTGATTGTGGAGAGTGATGGTGTATGCAGAAAGTATCAAATGAATACAAGGCAAGCATGAAAAGCTCTCTGAGAGAGCGGTCATACATGATGATTTCATTCGGTCTGGTAAATCAGGAGGCACAGGCCAACGCAACTGTCATGGGAAATAATTTTGCCTATTACTCGAAGCAGACCGGCTTATTCGGTCAGCGAAAAGAGGACACTGTATATGCCACGCTCGAACATGATTTCACAAAGGTTGACGGATCCATGTATTTTCTTCCAAGAGAGAATACATCCGGTAACTACTACGACACCGGTTTGATAAGCAAGCCTCTGATTCCGAAAAGTGGATATGAGCTACTTATCGAACTGAATGTTGTGGCAACAGACATTAAAGGTCTGACTATCAATTTTGGAGAGGTTTACCCTACACGTTTTGATATTTTGACAAGTAGTGGTCAGCGAATAGAGATTACCGACAATGATATGTCAGAGTTCAGCACAGAACAGGTGTTGGAGAATACCACTTATATCAAATTCATCTTCTATGAGATGAAAAATCCATATTCCAGATTGAGAATATATTCAATCCAGTTAGGTTACGGTCTCGTGTACTATAACGAGGACATTATGGATTCTAAATTAGACAGTTACATATCCCCGATTTGTGAGGATGTTCCGCAAATAGACTTCATGGTTAAGTTGCAGAACTACGATCAGTATTTTAATGTTGACAATCCGAACTCTGCAATCAACTTTTTGGAGACCGGTCAGGAGATGTATGTCTGGTATGGTTATCAACTGCCGAACTCAGACACCATCGAATGGATAAGAGGCGCAAAACTACAGTGCAGCGCATGGGAAAGTGATGATTACTCGGCAACGATAAGGTGTCAGGATCTTTTCAGAAACATGGACGAGGAATATTACAAAGGCTGCTATGCTCCGGCAGGAATCACATATTACCATGCAGCAGAATTGGTCTTTCAGGATGCCGGAATTGAGGAATACTACATTGATCCGTACCTCAAAAAGTCAACCACAAAAAACCCCATACCGAGGGTTAAGCACAAAGAGGCTTTGCAGATTATCGCTAATGCCTGCAGATGTGTTCTTTCACAGAACCGGTATGGCAGACCACAAATTAAATCCTCATTCGCACCGGAGTACGACATAACGTGCAACGGAGAGACAGAGTATTCCCATGTTCGGAATATAAAGAGCGAGACTGCAAAACAGGAGTACGCTTCATTTGCACACAACTACACCACTGTAAATGCAGAAATGTATTATCTCCCGGAGAATCAGAGTAAGGCAGATAAGTATACCGGATATATTTCATTACAGCAGTCCAATAAGGATTGCCTATTTGAAGAAAATCCGATTATCTACATAACTCAGGAAACCGCCTGTATGTACTATGGTTTGCAGTTAATGTTTGGTTCTACACTGCCTGACGAAATTATATTCAGGACTTTCAATGATGGCAAAAAGGTGGATGAGTATGAGGTAAATTCGGACATTACAAAGAGGCTGATAGTGCAGCGCGATTTTGATGATTTTGATTTGATGGAGATTGAGTTCACAAAGACAAAAGAACCATTCAACCGCATAGTCGTTGATTACTTCTCATTTGGCGATATAACGGATTTTACAATGGAAAGGCAGGATATGACCTCTTCTCCAAAATCAATCAAACAGGAGCTTGTCAAGGCAGTCAGAGTGCCATGCTATTCCTACCAGAAAGGAACTGCGGAAGAAACTCTTATTAGTGAAGAGACGGAGGCAGTAAAGGGAGATATTCAGACGTATTATCTCGGAGATCCGACTTATGGATGCAGAGCTACGTTCAATTCCTCGGCATCAAACGTCAGCATCATAGAAAGCGGAGATTATTATGTGACAGTTAAGTTTCTGATTACTGGCAAGTACCAGTTTGAAATTATAGGACACAGATACAACATTGTTGAGCAGTATGCCGTAAAAACGCTCAATAGCAGAGGAAAGACCATAACATGGAAAAATCCTCTGGTAAGCGATATGGAAACGGCAAACCACTTGGCAGACTGGCTTGGGGATTATTACAACGCCGGTATTGAGTACGAATACAATACCCGTGGAAATCCAGAGATTGATGCGAACGACATTGTTTATCAGGAGAACGCATATCGCCCTGGATTAAAGGTCAATATCTATCGCCACATTGTTAATTTCTCACAGAGTTTATCTGGAAAGGTAATTGCCCGTAGGGTATCAGAAAAATAAGAACAGAAAGGAAGAGGAAAATGAATGGCTATTAAATCCGTACAGGCTATCGTAAATGGTGTGACTACCACACTCACATACGACAGCGCATCAAAGACTTACAAGGCTACGCTTACCGCTCCGGCAAAGTCCTCATACAATCAGTCAGGACATTATTACGGAGTACAGATCATCGCCAAGGATGAGGCCGGCAACACGACTACCGTAAACCAGTCGGATGCCACACTCGGAAGCAAGCTGAGGCTTACGGTAAAAGAGAAAACCGCACCTGTTATCACAATCTCTTCTCCGACAGCATCACAGTTACTTACGAGCAATCAGCCGACAATTTCATTCACAGTCACAGATGATGATTCTGGTGTCAATCCAGATACAATCAAACTGCTTATTGATGGTTCTGAAATATCTGGAATCACAAAGACAAAGACAACGTCCGGTTATTCATGCAGTTATAAACCGTCCACAGCACTTTCAGACGGTTCACACACCGTTGTTGTAAAAGCATCCGACTATGACGGCAATGCAGCTACTCAAAAGAGTGTTTCATTCAAGATCGATACTGTACCGCCTGAGTTATCAGTTACAAGTCCGGTAAACAAACTCGTCACGAATAAAACCACAGTAACGGTAGCCGGAACTACCAACGATGCAACATCAAGTCCGGTTACGCTGACAATCAACGGCAGTGCAGTAACTGTATATGACGATGGTACTTTCTCAAAGGATATAGCCCTGAAAGATGGTTCAAACACTATTACCGTTGTAGCAAAGGACGGAGCTGGAAGAACCACGACCGTCACAAGAACAGTAACCCTCGATACAAAAGCACCGGTTATCTCAGATGTTTCATTGGCACCGAACCCGGCAGATGTCGGAGCAACCTATGTAATTTCTGTTTCGGTAACAGATTAGGCGGTGCGGCATGGCAGCTAACATATTGGTAAGAGACGTTACGATAAGTCCAAACCCCGTGCAGGCAAAGGGGAAATACACAATCTCAGTTTCCATTGAGGAACTGAAAGGCGTTGCGTTTGTCGGCAATTATGTTGGCTCCTATGTCAATATATCAGACAAGGAAATTCCTGATAAATTGCCACTGGCATACGTTGGCAATTACACCAAAGGATAGGAGGCGATGAATAATGGCTGATATAGCAAATGTCACAGGAACACTTGACGATAAAGAACTGAATTTTCAGCACTCTATCGGAACCGTATATAAAGCCTCCGCAAGCATAGATGGTTCGGAAAAGGATCATGTAGCCGTATTGACGGCAACGGATTCTGCCGGGAATAGTACAACGGAAACAATGGTTATTTCTATCTCGGGTTCCTGGACCACTCCAAAAACAGATTGGTACGGTTACACAGACGATGATGGGATTTATCACGGAGACCGGTTCAACACGGAGGATTTCAACCGGATAAAGAACAACCTCGCATATCTCAGAGAGATAGCCGTGGCAATGTACCAGGAGTTTTCCATAAATGATCTGGGAGACGATAGGAGCAAAGACCAGTATTTTTATGCGGATGAGATAAATCAGTTGGAAGAAAACATTAAGCTCATAGCTGAAAACACATTTAAGCCGGACATAGGGGAGAACCCCTTATACACAGCGAATGGAAAGATTTTTGATTTCAACGAACTCAACCGCATTGAAAGCCTAATTTTGGATTTATTCAATCAGTTATTAAACCAATACAGAGGTCGGCAGATGCTTACCTTTAACTTTGGCATAAGGAGGGAGGCGTTCTAAGTGGCGTGGAAACGATTAAAGACAGACTACAAGGATGCCGTATGGTCCGGTCTGCGGAAGTTCATACCTATTGATAATGGGGACGGCAGTTATTCCGTAAAAGATGTGACCCAGTACACGGTGTACGATGAATCGTTTTTCGGTGCGTATGATGCCAACCGCATCAATACAGCCGTCAACGCAATCATGGCAGCATTGGAAAACGGAACAGATTTGTATGAGGTATTCACAGAGTTTTTTGAGAACCAGAAAGTTGAGTTTGACAAGAGAGCAAATCTGGATCTCGACTCATTCAATATCTTTCTCGACAATTTGCAGGCAACGGCAAATGCGGATGTTGTGCAGTTAAAGAAAGACTACACATCTGAAATGACAACGTTTGAGAACAATCAGGAAATATTGTTTAATCAATGGTTTTCAATGATTAAAGATCAGTTGTCAGCGGATGCAGCCGGAAAATTGCAGAATGAAATCAACGATGTGGAAACCCACATCAGAAACCTTGCAGTGAAGATACATTTCAACGATACCGTTGGAACTGCTGCTGCAATAACTGTACAAAATGTAACATCCGGTAACAAATATACTGTTACAGATTATACTCAGCCTTTGTATCTCACAGAGGCAGGAGAGTACACAATAAGCATTGCGAATGACAACTATATAGTTGCCCCGAAAACATTTTCTATCAGCAATGCGGATCTTATGACACATAAGACTTTCAGAATCATGGACGGCAACGGATTGGCGTTTGTCGATGGTTTTGTAGGAGCCTATGTAAATAAATAACGGAGGTAGACAAAATGAGAGATTTCCCTAAGAGACTTGCAACCGCCGAGGACATTAGAAATTGTAAATCCTTGGTGGATGATGGCGCATTTGCAGCAAAAGACCTGTTGGAAGCCATCGAAGATCTTGAAAACATGAATTATCTTCATTGCCCGGTTCTTGCGGTAGGAGAGGATAAGAAAACTGTTACCATTCACTATTGTGCTGAGGCAAAAGCAAATACAAAGGCGATTGTCGGAAATAAGACGGTAACAATCACAAACGTAACACATGAAGAGGGCGAACCGGATGAGATTACAGGAGAGAAACAGTTGGAAACGACTGTTATTTCCACATCCGCTATGGTATCTGTGGATGCAACAGAAATCGCAGTTACCGCACCATACACCATTTACGACAGTCTCGGCATGACGGCCGAAGAACTGAATCAGATTAAGGAGGAATTGGCTAATGAGTAAATTCTACGGTTATGATGAAGCAATGGAAAATGACATTGCGAAGATAACCACCCCGAAACTTGCGCTTATGTCCGATGTCGTTGCATCTGATAAGAAGTTTATTCGCATGGAGAACGGTTCCCTTACTGTTATCGCAGGAGTTTTGATTGCGGTAGGCAATTCTGTTTTTAAGACAGAAAAAACCACTCTTACAGCGAGCAACTTGGACGGAACAGCAACTAAGTTTGAGGTGGGAAAGGACTATTGCATTTATATCTGTGATCCTACCGGTGGAGATGCCACGAACTTTGCCGCAGAACAGTATCGTATTTCCCTTAATACGACATTTCCAAACGGTTATACGGCAGTTACATCAAGAAAAATCGGTGGCTTCCATTACGGTGTTGTCAGAAAAACAAATAGTTCTGGTATTCCGATCAGCGCATCAGGTGCTGCATTAGGAAGTGGATGGGAAACAAACGTAACAGAGGGGATCGTTCCTAACTCTGTATGGACTCTTCTCCATAGACCTACCTGTGATCCTACCGGAATGGTTTATATCGGACCGTTCTGGGGAGACATATATCTTTCATCCGACAATGGTGCCAGTGGTTTGCAGAGCAAAAAGGGTGTTGTGCCGATTACTGGAACAGAGGGATTAAACTGGTATATCGCCAATGAAAGAGCTATGAGAGTAGGCAAGAGACTTCCAACCTACGCTGAGTTCTGCAAAGGCGCATACGGTTCTCCACAGGGCGAAGATGGTAACAACACATACGCATGGTCCGCAACTTCCAATACGGCAAGAACCGCCTGCGGAAATGTAAAGAACGCAGTTTCCGCAACGAATGTTCGCGACCTTGTTGGAAACGTATGGAAGTGGCTTGATGAGTTCATTCACGACCCTACCGGATCAGCATGGAACTGGTATGACGTTATGAGCGGACAGAAAGTTGGCCAGCTTTACATGGCCAACAACACTGGCTTGCACGCGCTCATTGGCGGTGGCAACTGGAACAACGGGGTTCACGATGGT